GGAGCGTCCAATGGGCGCTTATAGCTTTACCCACTACATAACCACCTCTTTTCCTGAGAGGGGACTGGTGCAAAGGCTTACGCCATGGTGGCATAAAACCTTGGTCTTTCAACCAAGTAGCCAACCTAATGTCGTCATTCCAGCCCGTATTCTGCCAATAAACAAACCGGCAGTAGCGGAACTGGTATGTGCCTTGCTCAGACCTGGTTATGACATCGAAGTTTATGTCATATAGACGATTGAATCGCGGGAGATCGAAACCTCCTTTGAAACCGGCGTCATCAGGAAAATACGACGGCACGAGCTTAAGTTTCAGCCCGTAACGTCGGAATAACTCGAAGTACGTAGACCAAAAGCTATGGTAGACATACGACAGCTGCCCGAAGTACAGGATGTACTTCTTTAAAAGGCTGTTGCCGATGATGTACAACCACGGCTCAAGGGCGGACAACGAGGTACTGGTGGGGGCCTTCAAGTAGAAGGGCCGGACGTCGTATCCTGCGAGGTAGTCACCTCCACAAGACTCTCTGAACCGAAATGTGGGATCAACAAAAGACTTCTCTTCGTTGATAATGAACCCCACACTCTCACATGCCTCGACAAACAGTGAGGCACAATGAGATGGCACAATACAGTCGTCCCCGAACACGGACACGGTCTTTAACTCATCCCATTCCGGGAAGAGGGACCGCGATCCGCTTAGGTAAAGACGAACTGCATGGCCTATAGTCCAGAATACCAGAGTCTCCAGTGGGAACGTTGTTGCATTCCCCATGGTTGAAACCATATTGAGCTCCACGACCTGTGAATTGTTAATGCAGGTCGTATCGCATCTTAGGTCCATGACCATGCGATACCACGGGGCCGGTAACAGCCATCGTAGTATCTCCGTTGAGACACAGTCCGAGGCGCTTGACCAATCGATTGTGGCTTCATCGCCACTAAGACTAGCCAAACGTGCTCGTTCCTTATGCTCTTCGGGGAGATCAGGTAGATTAAGACCAACGGACTCAAACCGCTCAAACATCAGTTGCATCAGACCTTGCTGGAGGAACATATTTCCAGTAGGTTCTGGGCAACAAAAGCGGCGAATTTCCGTGTTCTTATCGACAGTAGTGGCCCGTGAACCTTCCACGACCGATAGATAACCCAGACTTTGGGTTTCGCGCTGTGTTACAGCGCTCATGAGACTTTCGTCCCAATCTAAATAGTCGGACATGAGAGGTTTGACACGTTCAGTCACCGTTACTGGAAGACGCCATTTACGCTCAAGCGAGGTATCCCGGAAGGGAACACCCACGCTAGAACCACTCGAGTGTTTAGCTCGGCTAAAAACATCTTCCAGATGACATGAGGGTCCAAGCACGAAGTGTGCAAGAGCCCTCGCCCGAATGAAAATACTATCAACGGGCAAGGTATGCTGATTTATACGGGTAGGTGTAAGCTGACCGAAATATTCGGATAACTCAGCGTTCACCTTACCTATGTGGGAGTTCACTGCCAAAAACTTCTGGTAAGTTCGCTCCTCAGCTGCCTTTTTGTCATAGTCAGTTGCAAGGTACTTCTTTTGCAACTCATTGACCTGACGGTTGAGTGCATATAGCACCGTGTCATCGTTGAGGCAATACTCGTGTTGCGCCTCGCGGAAATCACGGAATAACGCCTGATGGATCTCTGTTGCGATCTTATCAGGGTGAAAGAGCTTCCTCTTTCCTTTCCGGCGTTGCTTCTTCATTTGGAGTTTCTCCTGGTAATGATGAAATGGTACACTGGTCGAGGCTGAATAAGCCTTCCCCAGATTCCTTAGTCAACTCGCAGTTAAGCGCGGATAAGCGCCTCTGCAGTAGCAATTGCTGATCTCGTTTAAGCAAATTGTCGTCGTGTATAGACAAAATCACGGCGACTATCGCTGACGCGAGGGATAGAATTGCATACCAGAGCATTACGAGAGACTCTGCTGTTTCCAGAAGGCGTCCATAGCCGACTGGATCAACAGTTGGGCACCCAGCTCGATCAGAGCTTCCTTCTCCGTATCCGTTGTTTCAGGATCGTAAGAAAGTTGAATCGTCACCGTATTAGTGGTACGATTGCCGTTATCAAGTTCCAATGGAACTACGGCCTTGATCGAAGAACGTTGCTGTGTGTACCCATTTGGAGCACCGTTATTTGCGACAGGGTCCTTAATGGACAGCGAAACGATGGTAGAGTCAATAAATTCAGACCCATCATCGAGTATGAGCTTACGCTCACCGCTCCCACTGGAACCCTTATCGATAAACGGTGTGGATGTACCGCCGGTACTTGAGGTTGTGCCACCTACAAGGATGACACTGCTTGCGATAGTCATAGTCTATCTCCTAGTTGATTACTATACCCTTCAGGGGTCGATATATAAGCCCCGTCAAGTCTAGTATTTTAGTGGCCGAGTCAACGATGCCTGACCAGTTTGGTTTCGGTATCGTATCACGGATGGTTGGCGCCCAGGGGTACCTGGTATACCGCATACTTCCGGTATACACAGTTCCTGCGCTAGTGCTGATGTTATAGTAGCTAGAGCTCGTTGAAACACAACGATACTCCTGATCTTGCCAGTCTTTTAACCTGACAAAGCCACTCAGTATCTTTACATTAGGATCCGCGAGATTCAGAACTCCCTGAGAAAAATGGGAGACATCCAACACGCGGTCGAGCATAAAGCTCAGAGGGACTACCTGCCAAAACGTAGTAGGTAAATCCTTCATCCTAAATCCTAAAGTGAATCGCCAGTCCCTAATGGGGTTTGTCACCTCATACAGGATACCAGCGTGACACTCTCGCTCAACTGTGTACCTCCAATCGAAATCAGAGGTTCCAGCCGTTTCCGTACCTGTGTCCTCGTTGCTGTCTTGGGCAAATCCCCGACTAGACAGCCGCTTAGGCATAGCGCGGTTACCAATGACGTAAGCATCCAAAGCATCGCAAACAGAACGATACAAGGGTGAAGCAGCAAACTGGTATTCAAGCCATAGGTTCGTGAGGGCATCTGCCCGTCGTTCCCATTTTAGGCTCCCAGTCACTAGCTTGTTTTTCTTACGTTCAAAGGAGCGAACTCCTTGGAGAATCCCCTGTAACGGGTTTTTCAAGAAACGGAGAGTTTCTTTAATCTCCAGAGTGTCTTCACCAAAGGCGTATGGCGTTTTATCCAGATTTGCTACGGCTAGAAGTTTAGCCCTATGACCGAGTTCCCCCTCATCAGCAAGAGTGGGATAGTTACCGTTCATAGTGAAACCGGTAACTGCAGCACGCCGTTGTGTATTGGCGCCCTGTTGAACCCAATCTTTGTAAGACGGGTAGGCCGGTTTATGGGTAGCAATCATGGTACCTGATTCCGCTTGGAGCCAGGTACGCTCATACGAGCAC